ACCTGGTCTGCTAATTGTCTATATAAATTTTCTGCCATTTCCCACGTTGCTTCAGCTGCAGATAATCTTGTGGCAACCTCTGTTAACTTATCTTCCGCCACTGCTAAATCTCTTGATAAATTAACAATAGTTTGTTTATTTGCTTCAATAGTATCAGTTAAACTTAATACATATCTAACCGATGTAAATGTTCCAGCAAGTATAGCTGCTACCACGGGAACAATCACTATATTCTTTTTAACCCATTCAAACTTAGATAATTTACTTTTCTTTGTGGCCATTTGCAAACTCCCTTTGTCTATCTTTTAATTTTTCAATATCATTAGTCGCTTTTTCTA